AAATATCGACCTCATCACTCCTGGCATTCAGTTTAGCAAGAAGTCTCCCATTTTTATATCTGGTGGTCTTAACATCTATTCTATATCCGTTATAGCGTATGTCCCACCCAGAATCCGGGGATAAAACAAGGCTCGGGTAGACATTTAATACCCGGCTTACTGCAATCTCACCTCCAATCCCATCCTCGTCTGTTTGCCATGACGGCTGCTTACCTATCTGCTGATCCTTCCTGCCTACAGCCCTGGCTATTTCATACCTCATTAAAGCCAGTTGCTTGCAGACAATCTGCTCTGCGCTATTAAGAACTACATTCATTCCCTATCTGGTCCCTGCAAATCCTTGGGAAAATTAAGTATCTTCCCCTCCTGAAATAGGAAGGCCCGCATTGCGGACCACACCCTTTCCTCCTGAACGGTATCTGATCTCAACGCCCGGTCTGATATGATGTCACCCAACTCAGCCGTGTCTATGAGATCATGCTCCATCATCTCTTCCATTATGGTTATCCCTGAGTCAATATGGAAGATCATAAGCATGGGCAAGCTGATATCGCTCACCTCCCTATCTCCTTTATCCTCCTGTAAAGAGTTAAGGCAGCCAGAAAAGCCTGAAAATTCTCCTCAATTTCCGTCGAACGTACCGACTCAAACCTTCCAGTCGCCTTGTCGCACCGTAGTATGTACGTTGCGTCAATCTTCTCGCCATGTACATCTTCAGCGGCCCTCGCATAGGCCGCGACCTGTAAGTGGTACTCAGGGTAAACCGCCTTACTGGTCTTCCAGTCGATAACACAATACTCACCATTTATATTGGCCCTCGCGTCTACTGTTCCCGCATATCCATACTTGCGGTGATATAACTTTTCCTCAGAGGACAACCATTCCACGTTATTCTCTGAGACCCATGACTTGAATGCATCAATGGCATTCAGAGCCTCGTCCTGCTTTGGAAGAACCGGTATCTCACCCCCGTTTATCTTCCAGTTAATGGCTTCCTCAACCCACTCATGGGTGACGCTGCCAATGTTTAAGGCATCTCTTGAGTTAGACCGGTAAGCTGACTTGATTCCCTTGATGATAGAGTCAAGACCCATAGCAGACTTGTACACGTTAGTCTTCTTTGAGGATGACTTCTCATCGTGGAATATGTTTTTCTCTAGCCAACCGACCCCAACCTTCAAGGCCCAGGGAACAAGAGCGGGTTTGGCTATAATATCAAGCACCCTCGTCGCGCTCGGTACTATAACCTCCCCCACCTTGTAAGAGTGGAGTCGTTTATCGAACAACAGTTCGACAGACTCCCCATTAGGGTACTCTATCTCCATTAAAACGGAACGTCAGTAGCCGATACAGACCCTCCTTTGCGGGAACCGCTTCCGTTGTAAGGCTCCTGAATCTGACCGCTCAGATAGTTGGTGCCTTTCTTGGACGTCTTCTTCCAGAGAGAGATAACAACCTTCTCACCCTTGAAAAGTCCCTCACCCCTAAAGTCAGGCCGCTTATCGTTGCCTTCCTTATCGTTTACAAACAAGGACACCTGTCCTTCTTCCATTTCGTAAGCCACTTTTTTCTCCTGTTTAAGTGTTTCACTGTAGTGAAGATACTGAAGTGCATCTTCCTCTTCCATCATCTCCTCAATGCTCATCATTGAAGCGTATGATTCTTTCATAGTATTTTCGCCTCCGATCGTCTGGTTGCCTGTATGGTTCTCCATACTTCGATCTGGGTTTCGGCTAACTTGAGTTTCCAGTACAGCGCAGCTTCATTAGCGACAGCATCTGAGTGCGCCTTGATTGTGTTCTGGTACTCAGGGTGGGCGCGACACCAGTTCTCCTTGTCTGCCACGGTTCTACCCACCGCCTGCTCGTATAGGATAGCAAGCTGCACCTTTCTGAAGTCATCAAGATGCACCCTCTCACCCTTTGCTTTCGCATATCTCGGGGAAGTCAACTCGATCATGTCGAGGGCTTCTCCCATTTCGGTCGTGTCAATCAACGGCCTTCTCTGACTGCTTTTCTATAAGGATATCAAGATATCTCCTCGCTTTGAGGAGGTCGTTGATACCGTCCTTGTACTGATACCTCACCATGTACTTTACAACGCACCCGGCAGCAAATGACATATTATGCCCGTGAATAAAATCTATGGGTTCTATCGTTCCATGATCGTAATAGGGTGGTGTTTCAGTCATTAAGATGTTCTCCAATTTTCGGTATTGAGTGAACAATTATACCACTTCTGAAGGCAGAATCAAGTGTTTTAAGAATAAACATTGGCTGCCAGTCGAGTACGTCTATGTCTCCATTGTGTACCTTATCGTGACAGGTGTGGCACAGTGGCATGGTCAGCCAGTCACTGGCCTTGTACCCACCCCCACCCGAAAGGGGGGCGTACCGCCCTTTCAGGTGGTGTGCAACCACAGTATCATCATCGATACTACAGTTAGCACAGGGGAGGGTACTCACCCACCTCGTATACCTCTTGCTCTCCCATCGTTTATTCTTCTCGATCATATCCCGCATACGCCTGTCAGGCACTGATCTTCAGTATTGTCCTCGTAGATTACACCACGCTTTGAAGCAGCCTCCTCGTATGGAACCTGGGTTATCGGTTGCCCACCTCTTGATCCGTCAGGATAGAGGGTTAGACCCCGCAACCCGGTTGCATACTTCTTGATCATCTTCGCGTACTCAGGAACCCTGTCCTCGTTGTTTAACTCAGTACCCCAAGCAGGCAGGTTGATTGTCGAACTGATTGCATGATCGACGTACATCTGGACATCTCTCTGGAACCTTATCCTTCGCTCCGGGTCAGCAGCCAGGTCAAAGGAAGACTCTATATCATCTGGTTTAATTCCATCATTGATGAGTGATTGAGCGGTTCCGTCAACTGCGTATTGGAATTTCCACTTGGTTCCATCCACAAGATACCGTCTTTTGTAAGCCACAGATGGTATCGGTTCGACCCCGCTTGTAGTTCCGCAAAGGATTGAAATTGTGCCTGTGGGGGCAATTGCCCGGTATCCCTTTGGCCGGTTGAGAAAAAGTCTGTCACAGTGTTCGTTGGCCGCCTTCTCTGATTCTGTTTCATATATGTTTAACCATCTCTGTAGTTCACGGGTCATCTCATACTTCATACCCCGCTTGAGTAACCATTCGTGCATCCCCATAAGACCCAAACCAAGGCGACTGTTCTGTTGCCTGATCCTTTCGATCTTGGTTGTCGGTAGTTCCGCCCTGATCAAACCGCAAACCAGAAACTTTGAAGCAAGATGCACAACATCCTTGAAGTCTTCTGCGGTCTCGATGTTTGCCATGTTGATCGACCCCAGGTTACAACAGTCTGAGTCATCGGAACTGGTCACCTCTGTACAGGCATTGCGTAGGGTCTCACCCTGTTTGGCCCCAAAGTTGAAGCTGAACCCCGGTTCACCAGTCATCAAGGCCTGCTTGACGTTTGTATAGAACACATCAGTAAGAGGGTCAGCAAGCCACGCATCATCATAGTTCAGGCTGATGTTCATCATATCTAGCGGGCAGGGGAAGTTAAAGTCGTTCTTCTTTGCGTCAGCTAGAGTGATATCAGTACCTGGAACCTTCATGTCATGCCAGTTTTTTATCGTAAGGAAGTTCTCGGCATCCTCATGCATCCAGTTGAGGGAACCATACATGGCGGACCTCCTCGATCCGCCCTGCATGACCTGTCTGCCAATTTCGTTGGTTGCATACAGGAAGGGTATCGGGCCTGACGACACCCCTCCTGTACGCGAAAGGGTGCGCCCTGACGGGCGAAACGCAGATACATCCACCCCTATACCACCACCAGTCATCAGGCTAGTGCCGACACGGTGCCAGAGTTCTCCCCACTCTTCCCTCGTATCCTCTTCGGCCTTGAACAGGTAGCAGTTATTATACATCCTCGCTCTACGTCCGCCATAATAAATATAACGGCCACCGGGCATGAACATGAAATTCTCAATGTACTTAACTAATTGATCTCTATCATCTTTTCCCAAGAGATTGTTCTTGGTACCGTCATGGTCACCGCAAACGCTGTTGACTATAACGTGCGCTCTATCAGACCATGTTTCGTACTGATTAGAGGCGTACTTCTGCTTGAAAATCTCATGTCCTAACTCGGTTCTAAATTCCATACTCTTTTATCCATTCTTCTATTTCTTTTTCTTCTCGTTCTGCCATAAGAGCGTCGAAACCTTCGGGGGTTGCCCAAGATGCAGGTTCCCTGTTGTTATTGAATGCCTGTGGGTGGTAGAGGTAGCGACCAATACCAAACTTGACCGCTGCTCTTTTGAATGCGTCTGACAAACCACCCTTTGCACTCTCAATGTTTGTGTCATCAGCACCATCACAGCGACTGATCCACATATTTTTTGTCAGGACAGAAATCTTACAGACCATGCGACCACCAATGTAGTCGTACTCGTCTGTCCATCCATCTATACCGCAAACCTGATCCA